GTTGCCAACAGCAGCATCTCCCAATTTCTCCGTGAGAGATTATGGCACTGGTCTTAGTCGGGAAGATATGGAAAGTATGTATACCACATACGGAGCCAGTAACAAAAATGATAGTAATGATTTTGTGGGTTGTCTTGGTTTGGGATCTAAAAGTCCGTTTGCCTATACCAAGAGTTTTATAACCTCCTCTTATTTTGATGGTATGAAATATACCTATATTGCTGCTATTGATGATGCTGGTGTTCCTAATCTTAACCTTATTCACTCCTGCGAAACTTCTGAGCCTAATGGTTTGGGGATAGGTTTTGCCGTAAGGTCTAATGACTTTAGCGAGTTCTCTAGTAAAGCAGTTAGGGTTTTCCATTATTTCAAGCAAAAGCCGACCATTGTTGGTGGAGTAGGTTGGGACTTCTCTAATTGTGGAAATAAAAATATTATTATTAGTGGTGATAGTTGGAGAGTGTGTCGCCTAAACAGTGACAACTATTTGTTTCCTAGTCACTACCATAAAATCTCTAGCGGCATTATTGCTATCATGGGCAATATCGCCTATCCTATTGAAACACAGAACTTTACAGGAGTTGAAGAAAAAACGACTCCTGATCATATAGCCCGATGGAATCGCACTTTCAATAAGGCAGACATTGAGTCATGGAAGTCTTTTGTTAACGAAATTTTAAATCAAGGTCTTTATCTTGAGTTAGATTTTGGTATTGGCGAACTCGAAATGGATATATCGCGGGAGGGTTTGCAGTATACGAAGCAAGTTATTAAAGCCTTGCGTGAAAAAACACAAGCTATTTATTTGGAACTCAAAGAAGAATTCAGTAGAAAAATCTCAGCAGCCAAAAATAAGGTTAAGGCTATTGTAACATACTATGAATTAAATGATATTGCTGGTGGTTGGAGTGTTGGTGCTACTTGGACAGATGGTGATGGTAAGGTTCACAATATTAATTCTGGAGATGATCTAGAATATAAGCTAAAAGATAGTAAGCATCTTTATGTGTTTAACTATACGGCTTCTGGATATAGGTCGCGTAGACTTGTATATCTTACCGACCGTATTCATAAAGAAACTCTTACTGGCAAAGGATCATACTACTGGAATAGTTCTCGCAAAGCTGGTAAGATAAAGTTTTTCTATTGTGATATCTCCACAGTAGAAACCGCCAAGAAGATTGCTACTAAATTTTGTAACCAGAATGATTGTTTTGCCTATCTTTTGGTAGATACAAAGGATCATACCGATGTTAAGAATGGTTTTGATCAACTAGTCAAAGATGTTGGCTCTGATAACATCCTGAATATTTCAGATTACCGTGATCTTATTAAGAGCAATAGTCCACGCAAAACTTCTACCACTAATAGTAAGGGTAGTGTTAGCGATCAAGACGTATTCTATATTCACGGAGCTGATAAAAACTCAAAAGAATTAAATTATAAATATAACGATGCTGCACATCTTAGAACTCTTACAGAAACTGATCTAGAAGATTTCTTGGATCAAGATCAGATTGTCTATGTTCCTATCGTAAGATATGGTACTGATCCTAGTTATTTAAATGTTCCTCAAATTTCTGATATCGTAACCTTCGTCAAGGATAACCCCTTGTTTAAGAAGGATAAGATTTACGCTATAAAGAAACAGCTATTAGCCAAACTGGAAAGTAGCGGGGCCAATATTGTATCTTTTAATGATTATCTAAAGACTAAATTAGAATCCTTTGCTTTGTCTATTGAAGATAGTATGAAGTATATTAATATTATTGAATTTTGCAATAACGAATATAGTTTAGGACCAGAAAAAGATATGGTGGATCGAGGCGTGGGCAGTCACCTGCCGCACCATTATCGTCGGGGTGTTGATCACTTAGAGGATCAGTTCACATTCCATATGCTCAATATCTTTGGTTTAGATTATGCTAAATATATTAAGAATGAGGCTTTGGTACAAGCAATCGATCATACTATGATTATCGATTATTTTGCTAACCGATTTGATAAGAATGCTTTTGGTCGTTTTTCACAGAAAGATTACCAAGACCATATTCAAAGTTTGATTAAAGATATTGGACTAGATTTTAACGTGAACAAAGTATCCAAAGATTTGGCATCTCACAGAGTTATGAAACAAAGTCTTATCGTTCTATTGTCTCATTGCCAGTGGGAAATAGGAGACAGTGTTGATGGGTTTGTTTCCGTAATCAATACTAAAACCAGGTGTGATAACAAGATTATTAAAAGTAGTACACTAAGAGAAAATATTAAGCGAGAGGTTGACAACAACCCGATGCTCAAGTATATTCTAGGTACGAACGAGGTTAATGGTAAGATTGATAATCTGAAGGCAGAATACAATCCTATTCGTCAAATCGTTGATGATGGCGGCTATTATAGTCGATTTAGTGATAAGTGGTTTGGTCAGATGCGGGATGTCGAATTGTTTAGAATTCAGTTGAGTAGTCTAATTAAATAATCATATAGGAAAATAGGAGAAAATAAAATGAGCGTCCCTTTCATGTTTGTAGACGGAAATCTTACGTTGATTCTGGATAATAAGACCTATCAGGTTTTGCCGGATCATATTAATTACAAGTTGATTTTGGAGGCATTGCCAAACGGAACCTCTGAAGAATTGCTTGAGATTGTTGATGTTGAAAAAGCCGTAGCTGTTTTTAGTGATGGTCTAGTCAAGATCAATGATGGTCAGATTACTTACGAGGGAGAAGTTGTTCATGGTAGTATTGGTAAGAGAATTCTAGAGTTTATGAATAAGGGTCTGCCCTTTCAGCCTCTTATTAAATTTTTGGACAATCTAATGCAAAATCCGAGTATGCAGAGCCAAAAGGAACTGTATGATTTTCTGGAGCACGAGAACCTACCCATTACTGAGGATGGTTGTTTCTTGGCATATAAGGCTGTTAGATCAGACTTTATGGATAAGTATGTTGGGAAGTTTGATAATAGTGTTGGTAATGTTGTGAAAATGAATAGGGCTAAGGTGGACGATGATCGTGCCAGAGGTTGCTCTGATGGTCTTCACGCTGGAGCACTAAATTATGTGGCTGGTTATGGTTCTGTGGAGGGAGGAGATCGTATCGTAATTGTTAAGATTAATCCCGCAGATGTTGTTAGTGTGCCGAGCGATTGTAATTGCGAGAAACTTCGCACTTGCAAATACGAAGTTGTGGGAGAATATAGAGGAGAACTAACAAGACCTTTATACTCTTCTGTTCTGACTGAAGACGATTACGAAGACGAAGATGACGATTATGGAATCGACAATGATTACTGGGATAATTTTGAAGATGAAGAATACGACAATTCGTACCCTGGCTGATTAAGGTTAAAGGAATAGTCTGGGGACTAGACTAGTTAGTGCTAAGTTTTAGGGTTCGATTCCCTAATTCCTTTTATATTGATAATGACGGTATAGGTTGCTGTCCCGATATAAGTTTATTTACAGGAAAAGGTGAAATATGTTTAGTGGCAATCTTGGTTTTAATCCTTATGATAAGAATAATAATGTTAGCACTATCAAGAATGGTGCGGTTGCTGATGACGATTGGATGCAAAAATTCTTAGACTCTTTCGGAGTCAACCATATATTCTGCTACCATGGAGATCCTCGTAAAAAAATTAGTAGCATGAGGCACACAGGAATACTCAACGAGGCTCTTACCTCTAATGTAGATAGTCTTTCTGATGTTTACTTCTATGTTAATGCTGGCCGCAAAATGTATGCGATTAATGAGTTTACTTGTTGTTTCTGTGATATGGATGCTGGTCGAGACAACGAGGGTCAGTATTTTAAGCCTAGCATTGTCGTCCAACACAAGAAGAAGTTTTTGGAAAAAATTAATAACTTTCCTGTGGCTCCTACTTGGATAGTTGATACTAGAAACGGATATCAGTGCTACTGGATTTTTGATGATCATTCTCGTAAACTTGTTGGACAGAATAAGACCTATTGGAATGGCTTGCAAAAGAAGCTGGTAAATTACTTTGGTGGCGATCCGCGAGCGATCAAGGCTAATCAAATTTATCGTGTTCCCTATACTTGGTGGCGTAAAGGTTGGGAAAAGAAGGCTCCTTATTTTACGAGGATCTTGCCAGGATGTACTGGACAAAAGATTGTGGTCGAAACACTAGAACACGCTCTTACTGGTCAAAGCACAAACGTGATTGTTGATCCTGCTAAGTGTAGCGATCAATGGTATAAGGGTTATGCTAAAGCATATAAGACTGCTGATGCTAATGGTCTGACAGTATCAGCGGATGTTGCTAGGCAAATTCTAAATGATCTTACAAATAATAGGTCTTGTGGTCAAAAGAATACGCTAGACTCTGCAAATATTGATCTACATAAAAATGTGTGGTCTAATATTGCTATTGGGAATGTAAAGGGAGTAGATCTAAACTACGACAATATCGATTGTGGAGAGAAGACTTATGGAGATCCACAACCAGTTAGTGCTTTGAGGTCTGATGCTGGGTGCTGTTTAAACTTGTCGAGCCACCAGACCAAACTTTTAAAAACGGTCGTGGATTACCTAAATCAAGCGTCCACAGCGTTGTATTTCAGTAACAATCGGTTCTTGAGTAGTGTCGCTAAAGACCTTGCGAATCAGGTCGGTGACCAATTTTGTGTGGGGTAAAAAATGTATGAACCATATAGTAACGACGATAATTATAATGACGATTATTATAATCACGACAACAATAATGATAAAGATAAGTTTAAATGGTATTTTAAATTTGATGTAGATAAAAGCAAATCATTATCAGATTGGGTGTTGGGCGAATTAAATGACTTTTTGCAAAAAGATCAGTGGACTATTGACAATGCCACAGGTTTCCCTACAATCAAGTTTCCTGTTGGTGGATCGTCAGATACTACGAACAATATAAAACTTCAGTATCTGGGATCTAATTATCAGGGTGCTCAAATCTGGAAAACTAAGTATTTCATTAACTCTAAAATGGATGACGAATACCGTAAACACATAGCCGCTCATGTAAAACATTTTTTATTACAGCCCCATTATTACGGGGGAATGTTTGATATTCTAAATTAGGAGAAGACCATGACAGATAGTGATTGGTATGATGTAAAAGATATAGATGAATTTGTAAAGTCTGCCAGATCTATTATTTACAATAATTTTGGGTCATGGGATAAAAAAGAAGGAAATTCTGAAATAGATATTATTGACGATATGATAACCAAACCTTCTGACGAAGAAGAGTTTAATCAATTGTTGACCCAGGAAGAAAGTATTGTAATAGTAAAACCGTTGTTCAAAAAACAAAAACATAAAAGAACAAGTAAAATACGATATCTAATTTCTGATGACATATTTTTAAATATGCTTCAACAGCTAAATGATAGAATGGTAAGCAATACCATATCTAGTTTAGTTCAAAAAGGATTAGTAGAATCAGCATACGACGATGAAATTGATGACTTTGTTTTTTGGGTAGATAAAGATAAAGAGAAACCTGAAACTGATTAAATTGGAGAAACTATTATGGCAAACGGTTTAAGGCCCACAACTTTTGATGAAATTATTGGACAGAAGAATGTTATTAGTCGGCTACGCATCTCCACAGTGGGCTGTAAAAACTCTGGCACTGTGATGCCTCACGTTTTAATTGA